CTAAAAAATATAACCCGTTATTATCCTGAAAATATGCCATATGGTAATAATGTTCAGTATTTCCAGAGTGAAGATGGTAAGGATTTCTACGAATCCCTGCCATTATTCACCAAAAAATATAAACTTTGCATAACACCTGACAGCGGCGTTATCTGCTCAATATCACAGGACGCCTCGGCGCTGTATCCTGCGGGGTTTTCTGTGGTTGAGGTCGATGAACTCCCTGAAGGCACGGATATTTCAGGAAACTGGAAGTTTGATAATGGCATAATCTCCCGTATTCCGGTTAACTACGCAAGAAAACTGGAAGCAATGCGCCAGTCATATCTTAATCAGGCATATGAAAAAATTAATGACTGGAGAACGGAGCTACAACTGGGCACCATCAGCGATGAAGACAGAGCAGCACTTACCCAATGGATGGCATACATCAGTCAGGTGAAGAAAATGGAACTACCCGCCATTAAAACAGAAGCTGAATTTAACGCCATTAAATGGCCTGAGCAGCCACAGTAATAAAGAAGGCCGGAAGGCCTTCTGAATATCATTATATACTTGCAGCCGTCACCCATGCTCCATTTAACAGATACTGCAACGGCCGGTAATACACGCCGCCGACGTTATCTGCCGTATTCTTACCGACATCCTGTACTTTAATTCCGGTAAGAACATTGCCGCCCCCCAGATTCAGATCCCAGCTTTCCCATGTTCCGGGCATATGTGCGGTCACCGACCCCAGTCTTATGGCGGTTACTGTTCCTGATGAGATAGTGATATCCTGCGTCCCGTCAAAGGGAACACCATTAATTGTGTGGGCATTTGCCAGCCTGTTCGCGGCAACGGCGGTGCCGTCCGATGGCAGGGCATTCGCCGCCCTGTTTACCGTTTCCCGTAAACCGACGTTATCGATAAAAGCCCCTTTATCCGGAATGTCTGCGCCGTTCTGCTCCCTGCGCAGGTAACGGTTATCACCTTCGCTTTTGCTGTAAACATCCAGATTATTACGGGCGGTTCCCTTATTCTCCAGGTCGGCGAGATTCTGATCCTTCGCCAGGGCATTAACGTCACCGGGACCAAGACTGTTTTTTGTGGCAAGCGTCCCCAGACCAAGATAACCACGGGCCAGACGCTGGGCCTCCGCACCGGCATCAGCAATTTCTTTCAGGTTATTTTTCCGGGAAAAGGCATTCGCAGCGATAATGGCTTTAATGGACAGCGTAAGCTGGTTTAACTGCGCCTTATCCGGCTGAATACTGGCTTCAGCCAGAATATTCAGCAGTTCGGCCTGGAGAATATTCAGCCAGTCCTGACCAATCCAGCTGATACCTTTTTGTCCGTCACCTTCGGTAAACCAGGTTGTGGTATTACTCTGCGCCGGTGCCAGCGCAGGCATATTCGCCACGCCGGAATTATTATCAACATGAAACATTAAATAGTCTCCTCTTCATGGCTGTTTGCATAAACGTAAATAAACGTCTGCCATGCAGGCTTATAACGGTTCAGAATACATTCCAGCGCACCGCCTTCATAAATACGCAGCGGCGTGAGAATATCATCCAGCACATTCATATTCCGGTAGCCGGTTTCACTGTTAATCGTGACAATACTGACCCACTGCGAATCCGGTGAGGGCTGAATGTCAATCTGATAACCAAACTCCGCCGCAAACCGGATATAAAATTCACGGTTCAGCGAGGGCTTCATCCGGTATTTATTTCCGGCATAACGCTGTCGCTCCGTGAGGGTGGCTCCGGCCATATCACACTCGGGAAGCCCGAGATAACGCTCCCAGTCTTCCAGCAGCAGGCGCGACGTGTCAGGGAAACGCTCGGCAAGCAGCTGTTTACCCGTCCAGGATACACGCGCTGTCGAATGACTGAGGCCCAGACATAATGATGCCAGTACGGATGACGGACGCTTGTCCCATGCCAGCCCGTCAGGCAGTAACTGCAACAGGGCGCGCTGATGCGGGGTCAGGGTTACAGCCATGTGATTTCTCCTACCGTCAGCAGCTCACTGTCTCCCGCCTGAACTGACGTCAGCGGACTGCGCACTTCAAAATCCTCCAGATTTTTCACCCCTGCCACCGCCCGCCAGAAAGACGACGGCAGAACCAGACCGCCGGGCCGGGATTCGTTATACAACAGGTCGGTCAGCGCCTGTTTTACGGCCGCCTGATTCTCCGGTGTTTTCGGGATGATCCTGATGCTGAAGGGCACCGGCTTATTGGTCAGTTTAAACACGGTCACCGTCGGCCCCAGAGGCTGTCCGACAGGCTGGCCGGTCGCCGGATCATCATGACTGCGGATATAATCCGCCACCCGCTGAACATCACCGTCACCGGGGAAAATATCCGGGTTATTATCCTGAACAAACGTTACCCCCACGCTGCCCGCCTGCGGCCATTCCGGGCGGCACCATGCCCGCGTCACGCCCGGCACTTCACGCGCCCAGCGTTCAAAATCATACTGCGTGCCGCCGGACGGTGGATTCTGCACCCGGAAAACCAGACGGGAAAGCAGCTCCGGCACGGTTTCCACATCCGCACCACCGGTGATCCCCGTTCCGGTCACCGTGGCCGTCTGGTTGATCCCCGCCTGCGGTGTGATAAATGTCAGTTTTGTCCCTGCCGGGGCATTCCCCGCACGACCGGCACTTTCGGCTTCCACACTGACATTCAGCGTACCGGCCTTACCGGTCAGGGAGGTGGTGATACGGTAAACCACGCCATCACTTCGCTGGAGAAGCACACCTTCCTTGATCCCCGCATCCGTGGTCAGCATCAGCTGAACCGGCCCGTCCCCCCGAGAGGCAGGCTTACGCATGACGCCCCAGAATGCACAGTGTTTCAGCAGTTCGGCTTCATCGGCTTCGGTCGGGATGATCTGACGCGCAATCCAGGCCAGATGCTCATGCTCCTGAGCAGATAACCCTGCCTGAGCGTAAGCAATGGCATTCAGGGTGGTTTCATTCACACCCGGCTGCGAGCCGGGCAGGCGCTGGCTGATATCCTGCTGTGTCTGCGTGATTAACTGTGCCAGCGGTAAAGGCTGATAAGGCATTACTCCCCCTTAAGATCAGCATAAAAAATCATGGGCCTCACTGAACCATCAGGCAGGGTTATGCGCACCGAAAGCGCCAGCCGCGCGTGTCCCACACGTTCTGCATGACAGACCACGGATGACGCCACGCCATCCTGACTGAGCCAGCCCAGCGCCTCATCCGCGTAAGCACGGGCACGGCTTATCACCGAGGCCAGCGTTTTTTCCCGGCTGAGAAGCCACAGACGGGAGCCAATGGGGCGCGGGCGAAAACTGTCTCCCCACCATCCCCGGCGGTCGCGCGTACCGTCAGGGATTTCATCCGATGCCAGCGCCCGGCGGTCAGTAAACAGCGAAATCAGAACGGCCGTCAGCAGACTGTCATCCGTCAGCAGGTCGGCACCGTTCAGTTGCAGCGAACCGCATCCCTGATCCCACACAATTGCAATATCAGCCATTCTCCGGCACTCCTGTCTTACTGCCTTCGCCGTTATCATGATGCACATGGCCGGAATACCGTATCCCTGCAATAACGGCATCCGACATTGTGAACAGTCCCTGAGATTTCCCCGTACCCTCAAGCGCGAAATTACCCTTAACATGCAGGTTCTTATCCACCGTCACATTGCCCGTAAAGGTGGCTTCCGGCGTATCCACCCGCATCCCCTCGTCGGCGTAAATCTCCAGCATTTTGCATGTCACAATAATGCGGCCATCCTTTGTTAACCGTATCCGGTGCCCCTCATGGTGATACACCCCCGTATCTCCGGCTGTGAGTCCGGTCGGGCGGCTGCGCCGGTCTTCCACCACAAGCACCACAGTCTGATCCCGCTGTCCGCCCAGACAGGCAAAAAAGGTTTCCGCACCCGGCAGGGGAACGCTGATCTGCCCGTACTGCTGGGGACGCTCCACATCATCAAAGGTTTCGCCGTCCATGCCGGTGAGCTGCACATTCTGCATTTTCAGTTCGTCATGTGTGCCGGTCAGAACGCCCCGGCCAAACAACAGGCGAATACCGCGCGTTACCGGGGCAATCAGGCGGCTGAACACTTCATCATTCATCAAAGCTGATCCCCTGTTTTTTCATCTGCTGGCGAATAAAGGCATCAACATCGTCACCGGAACCACCCCGGCCCTTACTGTCCGGCTCTGCCGGAACGATAAAGCCGTCACGCGGTGCCAGTACCAGCCGGGTGACTTCCCCGTTATGCTCATCAAGTAAAAACTCCACCTGACAGACCAGCAGTTCAGTCTGTTCTATACCGAAACGCAGGGCTGAAACACCGGTCAGCAGATTGACATCCCATAACCGGCCATCATCCCGGAACCAGCCACGCACGGTGGCAGAAAACCGTTCTGAACGGGCAATCGCACGGCGCATTTCACGCAGGGCACGCTGCCGTGCACCGGTGATGTCTGTCTGTTGATCGGCGAGGATGATTTTCGGCCGGTAGCGGCCGATCTGCTCATCACTGATGACGCCCACAGGTGCTGCCAGACGGGCGGCGGATTCGCTGTCTCCCCGTTTGCCACCACCGCGCCCGTGTCCCCGGACACGGTATTCGCTGTATCGTCCTCGCCAGTCCGTGTTGTAATCGGCATCAAGCAGGTTATCTCCCAGCACCAGTCTGTCCGTCTGCTGGCTTCCTGCCTGGGTGAACACCAGATCGCCGTCAGCATTACTGGTCACCAGCACCCCGCGATGCCGGGCAGCACGGGTCAGCGCATCCGCCACGGTTTCTGAGTTTTCCAGCGTAAAAGAGCTGAAGGGGCGTGCAGCCGTGTCGTCGTTAACCTGCCAGCGCACGGCTATCCCGAAGGGCGCACATAAATCTGCGGCAATCTGTGCCAGCGTCCGGTTGCGCCACTGGCTGCCGGGATGGATGGCGGCACAGTCCACCAGGTCGCCGGTTTTATCCCGACCGCTGATGCTGATCTGATGACGGGTTGCACTGATCCGCTGACTGACCTGATCCAGCCAGCCACTGATGACCGTCTGCCCGTTAATTCTGAGCGTCAGGGACTGACCGGTCCGCAGGGCTGAGGGGATGCGCTCACCGGGCAGCATCAGCCCCAGTTCAAACGACCCGGCCAGATGCTCCAGCGAGCGACGGACGCTGACCGTCAGCCAGCCGGAAAAAATACTGCCGCCGATATACAGTTCAATCCTGCTGCTCACTGATCACCTCCACGCGGCGGCCACCCGGAACAAAAACCGGATCGGGGATATTGTTTCTGCGGACAAAATACTGCCA